AAAGTAGAAGTTTATGATAATGGAGATAAACATTGGTTTCTGGGTGGCAAATTACACCGTGAAGATGGTCCTGCAATTGAATATGCAAATGGCGATAGATTTTGGTTTTTGAATGGTAAATTCCACCGCGAAGATGGTCCTGCAATTCATACAGATGGAGGTAAACATTGGTTTCTGGGTGGCAAGTTACATCGTGAAGATGGTCCTGCTATTGAATATGCAGATGGAGGTAGATATTGGTATTTGAATGGTCAGCTGCATCGTGAAGATGGTCCAGCATGTGAATATGCAAATGGCGATAGATTTTGGTATCTGAACGGCAAGTTACATCGTGAAGATGGTCCAGCTATTGAATATGCTAACGGAGACAAATTCTGGTCTCTAAATGGTAAATTCCAGCGCGGGGAGGTCACTATATTACAAATAAATGATGTCAACCGTCGGCGCGAACCAGGTTACACAGAAGTAATTCGAGACAAGGAATTGTCTGTTGCAGAAAGTGAAAATTGTAAAGGACTGACTATGAAAACGTACACAGTAGAAGTATTAGATAATGGAGATAAACATTGGTTTCTGTGTGGCAAATTACACCGTGAGGATGGTCCTGCAATTGAATATGCAAATGGCGATAGATTTTGGTATTTGAACGGTGAAGAATACACCGAATCTGAATTCAATGCAAAGATGCATCTTACAAAGGAATTGTCTGTTGCTGAAATTGAAAAGTTGCTTGGTTTTAAAGTGAAAATTGTAAAGGACTGATAAAATGAAAACGTACACAGTAGAAGTTTACGACAGCGGCAACAGATATTGGTATTTGAATGGTTTGCGACACCGAGAAGATGGCCCTGCAATTGAATATGTGAATTGCGACAAACGTTGGTTTCTGAACGACATAGAATGTACAGAAGCAGAATTTAATGCAAAGATGAAATCAACAAAAGAATTGTCTATTGGAGAAATAGAAAAAATTCTTGGTTATAAAGTGAAAATTGTAAAGGAGCAATAATGGATGACCTATTTGAAATAATGGATAATCTCACCGACCCAGTCGATGAACTAGAATTGCTCCAAAATTCTAAGTTTGAATTTTTTCTAGGCGGTTCTAGGAGAATTGCAGAAAAATTCAATTCTCCTCTTATTAATATTAATGAAAATACGGATTATGATTTTTATGCGACATATTCAGTTGAATTGGAACAATTCCTAATCGACAATAATTATCAACCAACAGAGATAAATCAGGATTATTTTGATGATGAATGTATCCAAATTTATAAGAAGTCCTCGCCCGACCATCCTGAAATTCAAATAGTCCTTAGGAAGGATGCAATGCTTTATAACAATGTCTTCGAATCAATTGATGCAGATTCCTATTACAATTTATTGTGGAAAAGAAGTCCACTGACTTGTAGATGGAACATTCAGCCAATTTTTAATTTGATGTTTAGTGTAGCAAGAAAATGTAAAGGCTAACAATAGAAATGGGAAAGTTATTAATAGCGTGTCACGGGTTGCCAGGTTCAGGCAAAGACACATTTGCAAATTTCTTGATACAGGGTGGAGGCAATTGGTCTAAAGTTTCATTTGCTGCTCCAATTAAGCGCGGACTCTCTGCAATGTTTAACATTCCTATGGAAGACATCGAAAATCCAAACATCAAGAATTCTGCGAACTATAAATTCAATAGAAGCATCAGGTATATGGCACAAACGCTTGGTACTGAATGGGGTAGAACATTAATCAAGGATTCTGTTTGGGTTGATTTGGGTCAAGAAGCGATTGAACACTCCTGGGATAAAGGACAATCCGTAATTAATACTGATTTGAGATTCGAGAATGAAGCTATACGAGTAAAAGAACTCGGTGGAATTATCGTGCACATCATTAGAAATGACAATAAATTCGATGATGCAAATAAAATAAATGGTGCATATAATCATGCGTCCAACATCACGTTAGATGAAAAATACATAGATTTCGTAATTTTCAATAGTGGTACAATTGATGATTTTCAAAAAGAAGTAACAAAAGTAATAAAAGAGATTACAAAAAAGGATTAATAAATGAGTAACACTTTTATGGTGTCAGACCATCACTTTGCTCACCGTAACATCCTCACGTTTAAAAACGAGGATGGTTCGAATTTGAGGACATTTGATTCTTGTGAAGAGATGGATGAGACTATGATTAATAATCATAATTCTGTAGTTGGGTCAAATGATACTGTTTATTTCTTGGGCGATGTGTGTTTTGGTGCTACTCGCTTTCACGACATCATGCCAAGCTTGAATGGTACAAAGGTCCTCATTAAAGGAAATCACGATAGTTTGAAGATGAGTGCTTATGTAAAGTACTTTAAAGATGTTAGGTCTTGTCACATGCTAGACAGAATTCATTTGAGTCACATTCCAATTCATCCAGGAAGTCTATGCAGGTGGAGAGGTAACGTACACGGTCATTTACATTCTGGTACTGTGAAAAAACAATTATTTTCTTTAGAAAATGGCTCGCCGACCTGGACTGAAATCGACGACCATAGGTACTTCAACGTATCTGTGGAAAAGATTAATTACACACCCGTGGCATTTGAAGTAATTAATAAGCATTTCAAAGACAATGGTTTGTGAGTAATTGAGTTATTATTCTTCCTCACAAGATTGACAAATCAAAATAATTTGATTGTTGTCTTGACATGGTTTATAATAAAAAGAGGAGATTATTATGAAATTTTACACTTATTGCCAAACTCTTGGTAATTCAATATTGTATAGAGGTTATAACAAAGGTAGACCGATAATCGAAAGAATTGATTTTGGTCCTACCTTGTTTGTTCCAACTAAAAATCGAGATAAAAATTCTTGGAACGATTTATACAATAATACACCATTAGAACCAATCGAGTTCACAAACATCAGAGATGCTAAAGAATATGTAGAGACATATAAGGATGTCCATGGGATGGAAATCCATGGCATGACTAAGTGGAATCTTCAATATATCAATAAAAAGTTTCCTGGGGATGTAGAATATGATGTATCTAAAGTAAGAATTCACACGATAGACATCGAGACGGTAGATGAAGATTCCGAGGAAGGATTCCCGGATATTCAAATGGCTGTTATTCCTATTGTACTCATATCAATCCACGACAGTATAACAGACGAGACAGTTGTTTTAGGGTTAAAAGAATTTAATAAACTCGATTCAGATGATTTCATATATAAGAAATTTAATAATGAACGCGAATTGCTAAAATTCTTTATTGAGTTCCAAATAGCAACAAAGCCAGATGTTTGGACTGGGTGGAACACATCCGGATTCGATATACCATACACAATTAATCGCATCAAGAGATTATTTGACGAGGCAGAGGTTAAACGCCTATCTCCTTTTAATTATATCCGAGAAAAGACAATAAAGATTAGAGGAAAAGATATTCAGTCCTATGAGATTTATGGTATTATCGACTTGGATTATCTCGAATTATATAAGAAATTTGGTACATATTCCGCCAAAGAATCTTATGCATTGGGTTTCATTGCTCAAGAGGAACTCGGTGAAACTAAACTCGATTTGCCTGGAAAATCATTCAGAGATTCGTATGTAAATCACTTCGATACATTTGTTAGATATAACGCAATCGACTCTATTCTTGTAAAGAAATTAGAAGCAAAAATGAAGTTGATTGAACTTGCGTTTGCAATCGCCTATATGTATCACTGCAATCTAGGAGATGTATATCGCACTGTTGCTCCATGGGAAGCATTCATATATCATCATCTGAGCAAGAAAAAGATTGCTGTTCCTCCTCGTAAAAATGGCATGAGTGGCGATGTGGAAGGAGCGTGGGTAAAAGATGGTAAGCCAGGTATGTATGGATGGTGCATGTCATTCGACTTCTCTTCTCTATATCCTTCTATCATCAGACAGTGGAACATATCACCAGAGACGTTTAAAGCAGCAGAATATGACATTCGAGCGAAAAATTTCCTCAATGATGATGTGGATGCAGTCGCTGCAATGAAATATGCGAAATCAATCAATCATACTATTACAGCGAATGGCACAATGTATGATAAATCGAGAAAAGGATTCTTAGCAGAATTGATGGAATATTGCATGGTTGGTCGAGGTGTAGCTAAAGTAGAAATGATTAAGATAGAATCTAAATATCAGGACAATCATAATGCAGCACTATTGCCGAAAATTGCAGCATTAAAAAATAAACAGCTTGCACTAAAAGTTATGGCGAATGCTGCTTACGGTGCAATAGGAAATGAGGGATTCCATTATTATGATTATAGAATGGCAGAGGCTATCACACTGACAGGTCAAGTATCAGATATTCATTTGGCTAATTTATTGAATGAAAAATTCAATAATATTTTGAGCACAACTAATATTGATTATATCATTGCTGGTGATACCGACTCTGTGTATATAAATTGTCAGGATATAGTGGATAAATTTGCGGGTGGTAAATCTACTGATGAAATTGTCAAATTCTTGGATGACTTCGCAGTAAAGATATGCCAACCAATTATCAATGCAAGTGTAGATACTGTCTATGAGAAGATGAATGCTTACGATAAAGTAATGGGCAGTAAGAGAGAAGCAATTGCATCTAAAATGTTATATCGCGCGAAGAAGAATTATGCTATGTACGTTCATAACTCTGAGGGTGTTGCATACAATCCTCCAAAATTAAAGGTAATGGGAATTGAAATTGTTCGGTCTTCTACTCCGAAGTGGTGCAGGAATAAACTGAAAGAATTGTTGCAATCTATGTTTGAGTCAGATGAAATTACACTCAGAAAGAAATTCCTGTTAATTGAAAAAGAGTTTAAGACTCTACCTCCAACTGAAATAGCATTCCCTCGTGGAGTGAGTGATATTGACAAATACTTTGCTAATAATGCTATCAAGACAGGTATAACAGTGCCCATGCACGTTCGTGCTGCATGTTTATTTAATATGAATACAGTGAAATTAAAGCAATATCAACAAGTACAAAATGGGGACAAGATAAAGTTCTTATATTTGAAAATGCCGAATCCAATTAGACAAAATGTAATTGGCTTCCCTAGTAATATAGATTTACCACCAGAGTTTAAATTGCATGCGTATGTAGATTACGATACACAATTTGAAAAGACGATTGAAAATGCAATGACATCACTCACAGATTGTGCTGGATGGAAGCTGAGAGAAGAGAGTTCATTGGCTGGGTTCTTCGATTAATAAATAAAATCATGGTATCCGACTCCATGTATAAATCAAAGGTCGTTATAAAAGGAGAAATAAAATGAGTCTATTAGACAAACTTAGAGCAGTCGGTTCAATTAAAGCAGAAACAGTAGCAACATCAAGTTTCTTCGCTCCAAAAGATTTAATTCAAACAAATATCCCAATTATCAACGTAGCATTTAGTGGTACACTCGATGGTGGATTGGTACCAGGTTTAACAATCCTAGCAGGACCATCAAAGCACTTCAAATCAAATCTTGGACTTGTTTGTGTAAGTTCATACATGAAAAAATATAAAGATTCTGTTTGTTTATTTTATGACTCAGAGTTCGGTATTACTCCTGAATATATGTTAGCACATGGAATTGATACTGAAAGAGTTTTACACATTCCTCTTGAGCATATAGAACAGCTAAAATTCGATATAATGAAACGTCTGTCTGAAATTAAGAAGGGAGACAAAGTAATTATTTTCATCGACTCTATCGGAAATTTGGCATCAAAGAAGGAAGTTGATGATGCTGAAAATGAGAAGTCAGTTGCGGATATGACTCGTGCTAAATCATTGAAGAGTCTTTTCCGTATTATCACTCCACATTTGACATTGAAAGATTTGCCTTGTATCGCAGTAAATCATGTATATGAAGAAACTGGCTGTCTTGCTGGTGAAACTCTTATTAAAACAGCTAATGGTACAAAAATGATTAAAGATATAACGTTAAAAGACGTAGTATATACAAAGAATGGAATGAAACCAGTGATTCACACATTTTCACCAAATGATTTATCAACTGAAAATAAAAGATTCCTAGAGATGATACTTGATGATGGTTCTATCATTAGATGTACCGATAATCATAAATTTTTAATGAAAAATGGCGAATATGTCTCAGCTGGGGAATTGAATATAAACTCTGAATTTTATTAATATAATGTCAATCATGAGTACATGGATTTTAATAAATAGGATGTAAACATGATTAACAGGAGAATTAAATGACATTTAGATTAATGATTAAAGAGCATAATATAACAAAGTTAAAATATCTATGCATCACTAAACGAGTAGATTGGGAAAAATACAGTGGTTCAGGCAAATATTGGCTAAATCATATAAAGAAACATGGGAATGATATTGACACTGAAGTATTGTATGAATCAGAAGATTATAATGATTTTTTGGAAAAATGTATATATTTTTCCGCTTTATTTGATGTGGTATTGAATGAAGAATTCGCTAATCTTGTACCAGAATGGGGGTACAATAATGGTTCAAAGGAATCAAATTTGGAAATGTGGTGGAAATATGCATCAGACTCAATTAAAAAAGAAGTAATATCAAAAAGAAATATTAGCATAAAAGATAATCATTGGACCAAAGGAAAAGAAAATGATGTAATAAGAAAAATTATAAGCGATGAACTTCAAAAATATTGGAATGAATTTTCGATAGAACAGCGAAGAGATAAGATGCAATGTATGTTTTCTGCTAGAGATGTGTTTTTTGAATCTAAAGGAGAAAAATATGAAAAATGGAAAGATAATATATCTAGTACGATGAAACATAATTTTGCAAATATGGGCACCGAAGAATATGAAAAGTTATGTGAGAGAAATAGTTTAGCAAGATTGAATTTATCAGATGAGAAGAAATTACAAAGAAAAAAGAAATTACAGGCATTACACAATACTGGTAAATTCGATGATATCTGGGATAAAATGTCAAAAGAAAGATTTGGGATACAGAATCCAGCAGCTAAAATAGTAGTATATAAAGGAGAAAAAATTCTATATTCAAAGTTACTAAGGGATGGTATATCAAAAGATGATATAGATAACTTGATAGAGAATGGTGATGAAAACACTTATTATCTGTTCAACGTGAATGAGAAAAAGGAATATGATATTATAATATGTCCACATTGTAAAAAATCATCAACTAAAAAACCGTCATCATTCAAGCGATGGCATTTCGATAATTGTAAGGAGAAGAAATGAGAAAAATTGTAGGAATTAGAGAAGTCGAACCATTCGATTTATATGATATAACAGTGGAAGATGAACACTGTTTTGAACTCAGTTGTGATATAATAGCACATAATTCAATGTATGCCAAAACAATCGTCAGCGGTGGTTCGGGCTTGTACTATTCCGCCAATCAGATTTTTATCATTGGGCGCTCCCAGGAAAAAGTAGGAACGGACGTCGTTGGTTATAACTTTACAATCAACATCGAAAAATCGAGATTCGTAAAAGAAAAGAGTAAGCTTCATTTCCAAGTATTATTCAATGGAGGAATTGATAAGTTTTCTGGTTTGCTCGACCTTGCACTTGAAAGTGGATATGTACAAAAACCGTCTAACGGTTGGTATATCAGAGTAGATAAAACTACAGGTGAAATATTGGACGAAAAGAAAGTAAGAGAGGCTGATACTCATAATAAGGCATTCTGGGCTCCAATATTATCCAATCCCGATTTCTATAAATTCGTAAAAGATAAATTCCAGTTATCAATCGCTCCAATGAACATGGATGATACCGATGACTAAATTTTATAAAATATGCGAAGTCTCTGCTAATGGTGTTTGTCCGATTCAAATCACAAGAGGCAAATTCAACGGCATCAAATATGCATACGGTAGAGTAGCAATCGAAGAACTAGAAGATAATGCTAAATTATCTTTTGAATATGACATATTTGATGGTGTAGTAGATGAAAATTCAATAGAAGAATTCAAAAAATTGACAGGAGATATCTTAAAAGATATTCTAATTGAACAATTGGATTCTAACGAAGTGATTTATACTGGTGGAACGGATGGAACTTAAAGTTGAAAATATTATATTAGAAAATCTGATTCATAATGATGAATATTTCAGAAAAGTTTTTCCTCATTTAAAAGAGGAATATTTTAGTACTAAAATCGAAAAGACAATTTTCAAGTTCATAACTGTCTTTTCAGAAAAACACAATAAAGCACCAAATCAGAAAATTCTAGGACTGCTTTCCAAGGAATATCCTTCTTTCACTCAAGAAGAATATATCCAAGCAGAATTATTCGTTAGAGACTTGAATGGCAAAGAAGAGAATGTAGATTGGTTGACAGAAAGAACAGAAAAGTTTTGTAAAGACAAAGCATTTTATAATGCAGTGATGACAACGATTCAAGCGATGGATGGGAATGACCCGAAATTATCCATCGATGCTATGCCATCCCTGATGCAAGATGCGTTGGCAGTATCATTTGATAATAGTGTTGGGCACGACTTCTTCGATGATGTAGAATCTCGTTTTGATTTTTATCATTTGAAAGAAGATAGAATTCCATTCAAATTATCGTATTTTAACAAAGTGACAAAGAACGGTGTTCCAAGAAAGACACTAAATGCAGTATTAGCTGGCGTTAATGTAGGCAAATCATTGTTCTTGTGTGATATGGCAGCTAGTTCATTATCCCAAGGATACAATGTTCTGTATATCACAATGGAAATGGCACAAGAAAGAATTGCAGAAAGAATTGACTGCAATATGTTGGATATTGATATAGATGCATTGGGTAGATTAGACAAATATGATTTCGTGGGCGG